TTAGGTTAAGTCACGCTACTGTTAAGTTTTCAAATCCAGAATTAATACAAAAAATAAATTATTACAATAATCTTGTTAAAGAATTAGAAAAAGAGTATATTTGACTTCTTTGTTTGTATAATTTTTTCCTTTGTTTGAGAGGTAGTTATTTATTTAGCTGCCTCTTTTTTTTATAATACATTTGGAGTTATTAAATTTTTTTTATATCTTTAGGTAAAATTATATATTATGTTAGCATTAGTAGAGTATTTAACAGTAGATGATCTAGTAAAAATTAGAAACGATGAAGGTTTGCTAGATGGAACTAGAAAAGCAGCACTTGAAGAATTATTAAAACGCACAGGAGATGACCTATAAAGAAGATTTAATAAGAGTATTAAGAGCAGAAAATGAGATTTTAAGAAACAGAATTGAAATCTTGGAAATTAAGTTAGAAGAACAAGAAATGACAAATAGAGAAATAAAAATTTACTAAAAATTATATTATGAATAAGACAGGTAAAATTGTAGCATACCAACCAGATGGTGTTGCAGAGATTAAAGGAATAAATTACAATAGATTTAAAGTTACTTTTGCAGATGGAGAGTGGTGGAAGTTTTTAGCTAAAGGAGATTTTAAAAAACAAATAGGAGATGAAGTTGAGTTTATTATTAAAAATGAACAGTATAAAAATGCAGCTTTTGTAGTAGAAAACAACTATAATGCTCCTATTAATACGACTCAAAATAAAAACATAGCAATGAGAGCAACCACAAATGATAGTATTATACTACAAGTGTGTTATAAAGAAAATATGCAAGCCTTTGCTAAGGACAATAGAGATTCAGTAATTCAAAAGACTGAAGAAGATTTTATATCTTTAAAGAATATTCTAAATAATTTAAAATGAAAAAAATGGATAGTAAATTGATTAATGGATTATTTCCAAAGAAAGGTAACCAAGAATGGAAAGTAGTTAGTATTGGTGTAAGAGTTGAAGAGTTTGCAAAAGAACTGATTAGACTTAAAGATCACGCTGCTGAAAAGAAAGGCTTTATAAATATAGATGTATGTATGAGTAAAGATGGTACTAAGATGTATACTATTTTAGATGACTTCATTCCTAATAGAGAAAAAGTGACCGCATCTGATCACAGTCCAGATAGAAATGAGTCACCGTTTTAATTTTTGATAATTAATTCCAACAAAGAGCAGCCTTAAGTCAGTTGCTCTTTTTTTTTTACATTTAACAAAACAAAGAAATGATTATAGAATTTAAAGATCACTTACAAAAGCTTCACGATGTTAGAAGCGGAAAGATTAAAGAAGGATTAAAACTAGATATACCTGAGATAGATGAACACTTAAGATTTAAACACGGAAATTTTAATGTTGTTTTAGGTCACGCAAATACAGGTAAGACAACTGTAATACTTTATTTGATGTTAATGTACTCTATTAAACATAAATTAAAATGGTTAGTATTTAGTAGTGAGAATGAACCTTATACTCTAATAAAAAAACTAATAGAGTTTATGGAAGGTACTGTTATAAATAAAATAGAAGAGACGCACTTTAAAGAAAGGTCTGAGTTTATTAATGAACACTTTAAGTTTATTGATCCAGTAAAGTTATATACTTATAAAGATATTTTAGAACTTGGTCAGCACGTTAAAGATGCTTGGCATTATGATGGTCTTTTAATTGATCCTTATAACAGTATGACTAAAGATAAACAGATTGCAAAGACTCATAACGGTCACGAATATGATTACTTAGCTTGTAGTGAAATGAGAGTTTTTTGTAAAAAGAATCAAATTAGTATATGGTTAAACACTCACGCTAGTACTGACGCATTAAGAAAAAGACATAGTGAAAGACACGAATACTATGGACATCCTATTCCTCCAATGGCAAGTGATGTAGAAGGAGGAGGGAAATTTGTAAACAGAGCAGATGATTTTATAGTAATTCACAGGTATGTGCAACATCCTACAGAATGGATGAACAGTTTAATCCACGTTAGGAAGGTAAAAGATGTTGATACAGGAGGTAGACCAACCTCAATAGATGATCCAATTAGACTCAGAAGTGTGATTAATAACGTTGGGTTTGAATTAAATGGAAAAAATTTACTAGATTTACCAAAAAGAGATCAAATAAACTTGCCATTTTGATAAATTTTAGTATAAATAACATTCAAGTAAATATTCAGTTAGTTCCAATCTACGGACTTTCTCTTGGAATTTTATACTACAACCCTAATCTAGAACCAGATCCAGAAGATGTTTCTGAGGATGAGTTTTACGAACAAGTTACTTTTATGTTTTGTGTATTTGGCATCCATATTACGTGGTTTCGTATATGAAAACAACTTTAGAACTTTTAGCAGAAAAGCATACTACTTGGTTTAATATAGTTAAAAGCTTTGGTTGTAATCAAGACACAGCGGAGGACATAGTTCAAGAGATGTATATAAAAATACATATTCTTATTTCTAAAGGTACTAATGTTATGTATAATGAAACAGAAATTAATCACTTCTATATCTTTAGAACTCTCAGGTCTTTATTTATTGACTTAACTAGAAAACAAAATAAAGTTAAAATTGTAGATATTGACTGGATAGATAAAAACTCATTACAAATCCCTGCTTTTGAAGAACTAGACAATATAGATGAGTTTTATAGATTAGTAAATAGTAATTTAGATAAATTACATTGGTACGATAAAAAAATATATCAATACATAGAAGGAGGAGAATCAATAAAAGGATTATCAGATAAAACAAAAATAAGTTACTATTCAGTATATAATACTTACAATAAAGTAAAAAAGAAATTAGAAAAGCTAATTATTAAAAACTTAAAAAAGGATATATGAAACTAGGAGACTTAGTAGAAAAAATATTTTACTACACAGGAATAAAATGGCTTCACAAAAAGATATGGTTTGACATATTAAAATATGAATCTTGTGGATGTAATGATAGAAAAGAAAAACTAAATAATCTAAAAATAAATAGAAATGGTTAAGATGAATAAACTCCATTACGATAAATGGGAAGAATTTCAAGAAGGTAAAAATAATAGCTTAACCAAAGAAGAGCAAGAACTATTAGCTAGATTGCACTCAATATACTTTAAACATACATACCATTTGCCCTGTACTTGTAGTCCTAAAATATATAATACTTGGATCAGTCACCTTAATGATATACATAAGTTAGGATTTGAGTAGGATAGATGAGGTTCATAAGTGGGAACAGGCAGTTGTTACCTTACTAAATTTTGATACTTGGGAACTTGAATGGTGTGGCGGAGGCTTTGAACACTATGACGCTAAAGGTAAAACACCTAAAGGAATAGACTGCGTTATAGAAATGAAGTTTAGAAATAAATACTACGAAGATAAGTTACTTGAAAAGTATAAGTATGACAAGTTAATGTCTATGGATGAGGATATAGTTAAAATATATTTTATTAATGATCCTAAAGCAAATTATCTTTTTTGGTTAAACAGTATTGCTTTACCTGATCCAGTAAATATGTGGTGTCCTGATACTACTTTATGGACAAAGAAAAAAGTAATGAAGCCTTGTTACTTGTTGCCTGAAAAATTAGCTACATATATTACTAAAAATGAATAGGTTTTATTAATAAAATTTAATATCTTTATGTAAACAAAAATACATTATGGTTATTAAAATAGAATGTCGCACAGAAAGAGGAGACACTTTTAAAGAAGAGACAAACATTTATGAAGGTTTTTTTGCAAAATATAATTTACTTCCTCAAGCAAATGATACTTTACTATCTGATCAAGAAAATATTCATATTGTAAAACGCAGAGAGTTTAGTCCAGATGATGGAGGTAAAGTTTATATTATAGTAGATACACCTTTATGATATGAATAGAGCTAAATACTATACACAACAAAAATTTGATGTTCTAGAAGATATTGACTTAAGTACAAACCTACTTACACTTCAACAGTTTGCTGCTAAGTGGTGCAAGTCTAAACCAGACAATTTAGATTTACAAGCTTTAAAAGATGCTGTATTAAAAGTTAGTATTATTGCTAATAAAATGAATTACGAAAAACAACTTTATCATATTACGATAGAAGAGTTTAGAGGGGATAAACTTAGAGCAATAGAGAGAGCAAGAAAAGCAGAAGAAGAACTTAAACAAGTAAAACCAAAAATAGAGAACTTATGAAAACAAAAAAAAGACACTTTCACGAAGA